GCCCGGACGGTGGAGGGAGAGGTGGAGATTTACCCCAGAGACGGCAAACGTCCGGCACAGCGGAATATCAATCGCCACCATCATGAGCATTATGACCACGAATGCGGCTGCGGCCACCATCATGAGCACCACGATCATGATCATGAGTGCGGCTGCGGTCATCACCATGAGCATCACGACCATGACCACGAATGCGGCTGCGGCCATCATCACGAGCATCACGACCATGACCATGAGTGCGGCTGCGGTCATCACCATGAACACCAGGAGCACGGCCATAATCATGAAGAACACAGCCACGACCATGATCATGGAAAGCAGGAGCCCGCGATTTTGCTGCTGGGTACTGCTATGCTGCTGATCGGCTTGCGGTATCATGATACAGGCGCTGCCTGGTTTGCCTTCCTGGCCTGTCTGCTGGGTTATTTCCTGTTGGGCAAGGATGTGGTAAAGACCGCGCTGCGGAATCTGACCAAGGGCCATGTGTTTGACGAGAATTTCCTCATGTCCATTGCCACCATCGGTGCCTTCTTCATTGGCGAATATCCGGAAGCCGTGGGCGTTATGCTCTTCTACCGGGTTGGAGAATACTTTGAACACAAGGCTGTGGAGCGGAGCCGGAAGCAGATCATGGAAGCTGTGGATCTGCGGCCGGAAGTGGTGCAGCTGGTAAACGGCGAGGAAGTTGTGGAAATTCCTGCGGAAGAAGCCGAAATCGGTGACCTTCTGCTGGTGCGGCCCGGTGACCGGATTCCCCTGGACGGTATTGTGCTGAAAGGCGAAAGCCGAATCGATACCGCACCCATCACCGGTGAGCCGGTACCTGTCCGGGTGGCGGAAGGTGACAGCGTCATTTCCGGCTGTGTCAATACCTTTGGACAGCTGATCATAAGGGCAGAGAAGCCTCTTGCGGAATCCATGGTGACCAGGATTCTGGACAGCGTGGAAAATGCAGCGGCCAGCAAGCCGAAATTTGAGCGGTTTATCTCCCGGTTTGCCCGGATCTATACTCCTGTGGTGGTGGCTGTTGCCGCTGCCACGGCAATCATTCCTTCCGTTGTGACCGGGGACTGGAATTACTGGGTCTACACGGCTCTGAGCTTCCTGGTTATGAGCTGTCCCTGTGCTCTGGTGCTCAGTGTTCCTCTGGCCTTCTTTGCAGGCATCGGTGCCGGCAGCAAGAAGGGAATTCTTTTCAAGGGCGGCCAGTCCATGGAAGCCATGGCCAAGATCAAGGCAGTGGTTATGGATAAGACCGGTACCATCACCAGAGGTGAATTTAAGGTTCAGACCGTGGTTGGTGGAACTCCTGTGATGCAGGTATGCGCCAGCTGCGAGCAGCAGTCTACCCATCCCATCGCTGCCAGCATTGTGGCGGCGGCAAAGGAAAAGGGTATGGAGCTGATCGCTCCCGAAAAGATGCTGGAGCTGCCCGGCAAGGGCATCCATGCAACCTTACAGGGCAACGATGTGCTCTGCGGCAGTGCAAGGCTGCTGCAGGAGCGGGGAGTGGCTTTTGAGGATCCCAGAGAAAGCGGCACCACGGTTCATGTAGCGGTCAACGGTGTCTATCAGGGCTATCTGGTCATCGGCGATACTGTCAAGCCCGGCGCAGAGCCCGCTGTGCGGCAGCTGCGGGAGAAAGGCATTGAAACCGTTATGCTCACCGGCGATGCGGAAGATGCGGCACGGGCAGTTGCCGGCCAGGTGGGCATCCGGGAAGTTCATGCGGGACTGCTGCCTCAGCAGAAGCTGGAACACCTTCAGGCAATTCGAAACGATAAGGGTGCGTCCATGTTTGTAGGTGACGGCATCAACGACGCACCGGTTCTGGCAGGTGCTGATGTGGGTGCGGCCATGGGAAGCGGCGCGGATGCGGCCATCGAGGCGGCAGATGTGGTGTTCATGACCTCCGATGTGGAGGCGGTGCCCCAGGCGCTGCAGATTGCGGCAGAAACCAACCGCATCGCCTGGCAGAATGTGATTTTCGCCCTGGCAGTGAAGCTGGTTGTTATGATCCTGGGTCTGTTCGGCTATGCCTCCATGTGGCTGGCGGTGTTTGCGGACTCCGGTGTGGCCATGCTGTGCGTGCTGAATTCCATTCGGATGCTGTATAAGAAATAATGGGAAAGCGGAAAGGTTCGATGCCTTTCCGCTTTTCAGCTTCGATAAATGATCGTGTGGCGCAGCAGCATCGAAATGTGCAACCAGATGCCGCCTACCACTGTCATTGCCACGTTGCTTTGCTCCTCGCAATGACATCTTTGGCGGTGCAAACATAAACGATCATTTACAATTCTGGGAAAATCTGCTATACTGTGCCCCAGGAAGGTAGTGATGATATGCGCAGCGATTGTCACATGCACATGATTCTGGATGGCTACGAATGGAAGTCGGCCATTGCCCGGCATGCGGAGAAAACCGATGATGCCTGGATCCGGCAGCAGATTGAAATCTATCACAAACAGGGCTACACCTATCTGCGGGACGGCGGTGACCGGTGGGGCGCCGGTGCCAAGGCCAGGGAGATTGCGAAGGAATATGGGATTACTTACCGGACACCGCTGGCCAATCTCTGCAAGGCAGGCCATTACGGTGTATTTATCGGAAAGAAGTATGAAAATTTCCGGGAATACCGGGAACTGATCCTGCAGCAACGGAATGAGGGTGCGGATTTCGTGAAGATCATGATCTCCGGCCTCATGGACTTTGACTGCTTCGGACGGCTGACAGAAGAAGGCCTGCCTGCGGAAGAGATCCGGGAACTGATTCATATTGCCCATGAGGAAGGTTTTTCTGTTATGGCCCACTGCAACGGTGCCAGGACAGCAGAGGCAGCAGCTGCTGCGGGACTGGATTCCGTGGAGCATGGGGCATATCTGGACAAAGATGCGCTGCAGACCATGGCGGATATGGGAACCGTTTGGGTGCCGACCCTGTCCACCATCGGTAATCTGCGGGGGAAAGGGCGGTTTAACGAGGATGCGGTTCGTAAAATCCTGGACAACGCGCTGGAGAATGTATATGATTTTGCCGGTATGGGCGGCCTGGTGGCACCCGGCAGCGATGCCGGTGCCTGGGCGGTGCCCCATGGCAGTATGACAGAAGAGGCTCTTCTGGAAATGGCTTTGGGCAGCAATACCCAGGCAGTCCTGGAAAAAGGGACGCAGACAATAAAAGAAAAATTCTGATAAAAAGGGAATGGCCAAAAGAAGCCATTCCCTTTCTTTTTTGTGAAAGGTTGCATGTTTGTGTGCAACCTTCTTTCTATTTTGCCCTACAGGTGAAAGGGAGGTTGTCATGGAACGCAAGGAAAAGGAAAAAACACTAAGGCAGCGAATCAAATGCGGGGATATCCGGAGGCAGGACGTGACACGGCGGCTGGCAGAGCTGGCTTTCGGGAAGGCCAATGACTGTGTCAGACTGGCCCTGGAGGAAAACTTAAGTCTGGAAGAACTGGATTTGAGTCTGCTCAGCGAAGTGAAACGCAATGACAAGGGTACGGTGGAAATCAAACTCATCGACCGGCTCCGGGCTTTGGAACAGCTGGCTCAGACTGCCGGTGAGGAAAGGAGCGATGTGGATGCCTTCCTGCAGGCCCTGCAGGGCGGTGAGGAAGCATGAGCTACAAAGGTTTTTCCGGTAAGCAGCGGTTGGCACTGAGCTGGTGGGTGCCGGGGAAGGAAACTGCGGGGAAAGAGGCCATTGTCTGCGACGGAGCGGTCCGATCCGGGAAAACCCTGGCCATGGGACTGGGGTTCTTTCTCTGGGCGCAAAGCAGTTTTGACGGGAAAAAATTTGGCGTATGCGGAAAGACCATTGCGTCACTGCGGCGGAATGTGCTTTCAGAGATTCTGCCCCGGCTGGAAGCACTGGGCGCCCAATGGAAAGAGAAACGGTCAGAAAATCTGGTGACGGTGCGTTTTTTGGGAACCGAGAACCAGTACTATATCTTCGGCGGACGGGATGAGAGTTCTGCCAGCCTGATTCAGGGCATCACCTTCGCCGGGATTCTGCTGGACGAGGTGGCGCTGATGCCCCAGTCCTTTGTGGAGCAGGCCTGCGCAAGATGCTCCGTGGCAGGGAGCCGCCTTTGGTTCAACTGCAATCCGGCAGGGCCCAGTCACTGGTTTTACAGGACCTGGATTCTGGAGGCGGAGAAACGGAACTGTCTGCGGCTGCATTTTACCATGGAGGATAATCCTTCCCTGACGGAGGCTATCCGGCAGCGGTATGAGCGGCTGTACACCGGTGTGTTCTACCGGCGGTTTATCTTAGGGCAGTGGGCTCAGGCTGAGGGCAGAGTCTATGATTTCTTTGAGCCGGAGATGGTGGGGAAAGTACCGGACAGCTGTGACAAATGGTACATTTCCTGTGACTACGGTACGGTGAATCCCACCTCCATGGGGCTGTGGGGCAGATCCGGCGGTGTCTGGTACCGGGTGAAGGAATTTTATTTCAACTCCCGGAAAGAAATGCGGCAGCTGACCGACGAAGAGTATGCCGGTCAGCTGGGGAGACTGGCAGGCGGAAGAAGCATTACGGCTGTCATTGTGGATCCGTCTGCGGCAAGTTTTATTGAGGTTTTACGGAGACGGGGCTGGCGGGTGCAGAAAGCCAACAACGATGTGCTCAGCGGTATCCGTCTTACCTCTGACTGCCTGAAAACCGGGAGAATTGTGATCTGCGAAGGCTGCACAGACTGCCTCCGGGAGATGGAGGAGTATGTCTGGGATCTGAGCAGCGGCAGCAAAGACAAGGTTCGCAAGGAGCATGACCATGCCATGGACGATATGCGTTACTTTGTATCTACCGTGCTTGGAGAGAAGAAAAGCGGATTTGCGGCCTGCACAGTGGAACGGAAAAATTAAATGGAAGGAGCGATTGTTTGAAACGGAAGAAGGAAAAAGCCGGTGTGACCGCAGTCTGTCAGCTGCGCAACGGTGATCTGCATCCCTTCGGCGCCATGCGGGGGTTTGTCCCCCTTGGGGGCGGAGAGGAGCGGGTCTACCGGGAAATGCGGGAGGCCATCCCTGTGCTGGATGCGGCAGTGGTGAAGATGGTGCGGTTGTGCGGGGGATTTCAGGTAAACTGCCGGTCTGCCCAGGCGCAGCAGAAACTGAACGGCTTTCTGCAGATGATGCCCTGCGGCAGAGGCCAGATGGGCATTGAGAGTTTCTTAAGCGGATACTTAGACAGTCTGCTGACCTATGGCAGAGCCGTGGGGGAGCTGGTGGTGGCGGGAGGAAAGCTGCGGGCCGTGTGCTGGGGAGATGTGACCAGCCTGGAGGTTCAGGAAAGTGACAATGCCCTGGATACGGTGCTGTGGGGCATGGATGAACATGGGCTCATGCGGCCGCTGCCTTACCAGCATCTGCTGCTGTTTACCACCTGGCATCCGGAGCCTGCGCATCCTTATGGGGTCAGCCTCTTCAAGGGCATGCCCTTTCTGGCGGAGATTTTGCTGAAAATCTATAACACCATCGGCTCTAATTGGGAGAGGGCAGGCAATGTTCGCTACAGTGTCATCTGTAAGGGCGGTGAAGATCTGGATCCTGCTACTGCCCAGGAGCGGGGCAAAGCAGTGGCGGCGGAATGGGCAAGAGCTATGGAGGACAGCAAGAACGGCACGGTCCGGGATTTTGTGGCGGTGGGAGATGTTGAGATCAAGGTTATTGGCGGAGAAGCTCCCATTCTGGATTCCGAGGTTCCCGTGCGCCAGATTATGGAACAGCTGGTGGCGAAAACCGGCCTGCCTCCCTTTCTGCTGGGTTTAAGCTGGAGTACCACCGAGCGGATGAGTACCCAGCAGGCGGATCTGCTGACTTCCGAGCTGTGGGCTTTGCGCCGGGCAGTGGAGCCTGCCATGCGGAAGATCTGCCAGACCTATCTGGCACTGGAGGGATTGGATAACCGGGTGGAGATTCTCTGGGATGACATTTCTCTGCAGGACATTACCCAGGAAGCCCAGGCGGAGCTGTACCGGGCCCAGGCAGAAAAATACCGCAGCGATGCGGCAAAGGTTTAAGGAGGAAGGAAAATGCAAATCAAAAAGGCAGCGGAAGCCACCAACAGTGGAGCACCCACCGCGGTACAGCTGGAGGCTATCAATGCCCAGGCCAAGGCACAGCTGAATGCGGAGCAGGTATATGTGTTCTCCCTGAGATTGTGTGACGATCAGGTGGACCGGGATTTTGAACGGTTTGATACCGGTGCTCTGGGAGCCCTGGCGAAACTGTTCATCGGAAAAACCGGCGTGGTGGATCACAAGTGGAGCGCCGATAAACAGATTGCCCGGATTTTTGAGACTCAGGTGGTAAAAGAAGCGGGAATCAGCTACATCAAGGCCTGGGCCTACATTCGAAGAGGCGGCAGTAACGATGAAGTGATTGCGGACATTGAGGCCGGAATCAAGAAGGAAGTCTCCGTAGGCTGTGCCATGGGTATGGCGGTTTGCAGCGTCTGCGGCAGTGAATACGGCACCTGCGGTCATATGAAAGGGGAGGCTTACGATGGAGAGGTTTGCTGTGCCATTCTGAAGGAGCCCATGGATGCCTATGAGTTCTCCTTCGTGGCAGTGCCTGCCCAGAAGGACGCAGGGGTTCTGAAGGCTCTGGGGGGCAGAAAGGCCTGCCTGAAGGAACTGGCAGAGGAATTTGGCGCCCAGGCGGAATACCGGACTCTTTACAAGCAGGCGGAATTGGGGCGCTGTTATCAGAAGGAGCTGGAGGACAGTGTTGTCCGGCTGGGGCTGTCTCTGGAACTGGGTGTTCCTGAGCCTGTGCTGCGGAGCGTGGTGAAAACCGCCGCGGCGGAGGACCTGCTGGTTCTGAGAGAAGCACTGGAAGCAAGACTCAATGAAATGCTGCCGGTTTCCACCCAGCTGATGGGCGCTGCCGGCAAGAGTGAAATCGTGGAAAGCGGATTTCTGATTTAAATCCGATACCAAATTTTGAATTATTATAGGAGGAAAAGGAAAATGGGTTACGACAATCTGAAACTGGAAAAAGGTATGTACCGTCAGGAAGGCATGAGCTTTACCCAGGTGCTGGAGTCTCTGGACCCCAGTGAGAATTACCGGGGCACCGCTCTGGAGGGAACCGATGCTTTCCAGCGGCAGCTGAAGCGCTTCGGCATCCGGGCCAAGGGCGCCGGTTCTTCTCCCGTGGAGAAGTTCTTCCGGACCATGGACAGCGCAGTGCTGTTCCCTGAGTACATTGCCAGAACCGTCCGTCAGGGCATGGAGGAGAATGACATCCTGCCCAACATCACCGCAACCACCACCGTCATTGACGCCATGGATTACCGTTCCATCTACTCCGTGCCCACCGATGAGGACAAGGCACTGCAGGATGTGGCCGAAGGCACAGCCATCCCTGAGACTGAGGTGAAAACCAAGGAGCATCTGGTTTCCCTGACCAAGCGTGGCAGAATGCTGGTGGCGTCCTACGAAGCCCTGCGGTTCCAGAAGCTGGATCTGTTCGGCGTCATGCTGCGCCAGATCGGTGCCCACATCCAGAAGCAGCAGCTCATGGATGCGGTGAAC